TTCACAGCTACAAAACCATGATGTAAGTCTGTCTTGGGTGTAATCCCTTCAACCAAGTCTTCTAAGTATGACAGCGCTGAGAATATGCCTTGACTCATTTTAGTTTGTTCCTTAGGTCGATTTCAACGGCCTTGACCATCAAGTCAACTTCACCTGGTGTTAATCCAATGAATTCACGTTCTTCATTCACATCATACCCATATTGAGCGTGTTCAGTTAAGCCAATCTTGAAGCCGTTGGCGGTCGCTTCCAAGACTACAAAGTTGTTTAACATATTACCGCTTAGAACAAGGTCAACACTTGCAGACTCACCACCACCACCACGGCGGCGGCTTTCTTCTTTATATTGAGCATAACCTTTTTCATAGTAAATGCTCTGACCTGTTCTTGATAGGCGGCCGCCTTTCGGTTTTAGCCGTGCTCCCTTCTTGGGAACATAAAGCGGTGCTGTTGAATAATCTTTGAAGAGTTGACCATTGGCATCCACACCTTTACCGGTACGGATCTTGATTTGTGCTAGCATATTGGAAGCCAAGCGGGTTGAATCCTTAGCCGTCCATAAACTACGAGGTAGATTGAGTTTAACTTTGGCGGGCATCTTAATGTCTCATTCCTCGGCTTGGAGTGAAGAAAGAATCATTGCTGCTCTTGCTATAAGTTCGCCAACTAGCTCGAAAGTCACGAGCAGAGCCGCCGACCCTGCTTAAGTTCTCTTCACCTGCGTCAACTAATCCATCACCATCCAAGTCAAGCGCAACATTTGATAAGGCACTGTCAAGAAGCTCGTGACACCTTTGACGCATACTTGCGGCGGTGTCTAGTTGAAGACTGAGTTCATAGATTCTAGCGGCGGCACAATACATATGGGCAAGTTTAAAAGATTCAGCATTGAACACCTCATCTTCTGTAATGTTGGACGCTGAAACCTTATCATTAATATATAGGCCTATCTCTTCAAGGCTTGCTTTGACTTGTGGTGTGAAGTCGCTTTGGCGTCTTGGGATCATATCCGCAAGATTGGCAAAAGTACCAACAAGTTCATCATGGTCAAGGCCTGTGTCAAAAGGTCTTGGTGTAACTTTCAAAACACCTTTATCAAGCTTCACATGGTTTTGGCTTCCAAGATCAGCTGAGAAAGTGACTGTGTATGGGTAATAACCATTGACACCAGTGACCGCCGCCGTTGTGACTGTTGCATAATACATGGAAAAGATCAGGGTTGCCGAGGTGCTTAAGTCGATCTCTCTTGGCAATGGTTCGGCTAATATTGCAGTCGTTCCGACTACTCTTGAGATGGTCACCGAAAACCATGTATCTCCATTGGTGACCAGGAAGGCTTTGGCTTGATCACGTTGTAAACCTGTTGCGCTTGCGTTTAATGTCAAGGTTCTTCGATCACTAGCGATTGAAGAGACTGTGACATCACTTCTACTTTGGGTCATGCTCACACTGTAAGCAGTCGCACCGCCCTTGATCTCAAGCGTTGGTTGTGCACTTAATGGCGTTGGAGCGTTCCACTCAAACAAATAATCTTGGCTTGTAATTGCTTTTCTCATTTGCGCTTTGCTCCTCTATTAGCTTTGCTTATGTCTGACTGTGTGGCTTTCTTTAGGTTAGCCGCTTCAATGAATCCCTCAGTAACTGGTGACCAACTATGACGGCAATTATAACCACCGCCACCTGTCAACACGCTTAAGCCTTGACCGTTGTTTAATTTTCTCATTTGATCTTGATCAACCACCAAGTCTATTAATGCTCGGCAGAATGGTCTTGTTATACCGTCTTTGGGTCCTGTGTATAAATAATGATCAAGGCCCGCCGCTTCAGCGGTGACGGCTGTCACTGCTCTTCCGTATTCACTTATTTGTGTTTTGACTTCTGTGAGCTGTCGCCCTTCCGACCGTTCCAACCTTGCTTGAAGGTTACTCATTGCAATATCAACTGGTACCTCAGCGATAATATCACGAAGGCTTTGATTAATGGATTTCTTCACATCTGGAAGAATGATCTCATCAAATACCGCTTGCGCTGTGGTGGCTTGGAGTGCTTCAACCTGTTGGTCAATCTCACTGATATCAAAATCATAATCAACCGCATTAATCATGCGTTGTGTGATTTCTCTGATCTTGTCAGCCTGCTCTATGAACTCATCAACTGCAAGCCCATAGCCGCTTTCAAGAATATATTGTACAAGTTGTTCATCATTATAACCCAAGATAACTTGAACCCTAATGGTTCTAGTTGCTGCTTCAACAGCTTTTAACAAGTTTTTATTCGCTTGTTTTATCGTTTTCTCGATTGCGTTCTCAGCGGCGACTTCAACTTTAAGTTGATCTCGCCGAGCTCTCGTCAATGTGGCCATAGGTCCACGCTGAGACTTGGCTTGTTTGGTCAAGTCCTCAATCGCTAACTTATCGGCATCTTCCTTTTCAGCAAGGAGATTCACACGGCCACATTGACACATCATAACTTATAGACAGTCTGTAAGGACAAAGCCTAGTTTAGAATCCACAGCGTGGAAAGTTCCAACCTCTTCACCGTATACATAGCGGCGGGTTTTATCATTGCTGTCATATTGACCAGCAACCATGTTTTGGAAGCTAAGGTTAAGAGCTGCAACAGGCATTCCCTTGACGTTTCCGCTCTTCTGAACAATAGCGTCAGAACCTCTAAGAATACCCATGAACAAGCTATCACCTGTCCAAATTGCAGATTCTGAAGAAGTCGCACCAGGAACGGCGGTGTCTTGTAAAGCTTGACCTACGTAAATATTAGGAATGCCTAACACATCACGAAGAACAGCAATGACCGCCTCATCATTTAAGATAAGGTTACCACTTGCAAGGCCGTTGGCGGTTGATCCAACATAACCTCGAATTTCAGGATTCTTAGCAAGATCTCTGAATAAAGCACGGCCAAAGATCAAAGAGTCAGGATTGATTCCGTGAGCATTGGCAAAGACTGTGTCTTTTAAAGTGTGTAGGTTACTAAGTGGTGTAGCTCCTGCGGCGTTGAACTTACCGCCAAAGGTCACACCACAATCACCAGTTTCAAAGTTGGTTGCTCCGAAGAGAAGGTCAGCCGCTCGCTTTTCACGAGCAAGCTTAAGAACTCGGCTTACCTTCTTTGCGAGACGTGCTTCTTCACTGCCAGGATACTGACTGTCAAAGATGTCCTCCATTGCAATGGAATCGTTAGCCGCATAGATCAAAGCTTTGTAAGTTTGACTTGAGCGATCAAAGCCGCCAATGGTTGCACGGCTTGAACCTGGTGCTCTTTGAAGGTCAAGACCCGCTCCCGCTCCCATGAAGTTTCTTGACTCTTCAAGCAGAAGTGTGCCGCTTCGCTCAGGGATTTGGATAGTCTCAAAGACCTGGTCTGCTATGAGTTGGTTATCACTTGGAACCGCTTCATTAACTAGACTAGTTAGGATTTGATCTACTGGATGTAAATTACTATATGATGATGCCATTGTTTAAACTCCTCTTATGGTTCTACAACGCTAGGACCAACAAACATAACCAAGATTTGGTCATTGTCTGCGGCTGTAAATTGATTAGTGTTTGGAATCATGCGACATACTGCAAAGTCACCAGTGGCCACGGTTTCCACTTTACCAGTTGTGCCTGTTACTGATTTAAGTCTTGGATCCGTTGCCGCTGTGATATTACCGCCCGCAATGGCTCGGCTTAATCCTTGTGTAACCACTTCAACAGCGTCACCTGTGGCGGCTGCTCTTTGTGCTATACCTACACAAGCTTTATCAGTTCCAATTTGTGTGATCTGAACTTTGCCCGCTGCGTCAAGTGAGACTAAAGCGAACTCAGTAATTGCACCGCCCGCAATGAATGTTTGGATTGTGTTATTTAATGGCATGATTTATTTCTCCATTGCCTTGATAAAAAAGTCTCTTTGATTTTGTTGAACATGAATCAATGCTTCACTATATGAGATTGATTTTTCTTTGCTGATCTCTCGGATCTTAGCGTCAAGGGTAGCCTTGCTAATCTCTTCACCGCTTGCACCGTGACCGACTTCAACAAGTGGTACAGCACTGTTAGAACTTCTCTCGCTGAACATAGTCCAGAACTCAGGCTGAAGGTCTTTAATCATCCAAGCTTTACCAACAACGTCCACTTCGCTTGGTGTAATTTTGCCTTCATTCAAGAGAGTATTGACAGCGTTGGTCTTTTCAATCTCGGCTTTCTCAGCTTCGATCTTTGCGACCTTTTCACGGAGTGCTTGAACTTCTGAGAGTAGAACAGAATCG